TATTAGTAGGGTTAGTATGTATTGTATTAGGTAGCCTTATGACAATGGGGATCAGTATAATATAGAAAATTTAATTGCAGAGAGCATCTAAATTAGGCTGCTTTTTTATTTTATAAAAAAAGAACCTGCAAACCTGCAGATTCTCCTGATAATGATTTATGGAGCAAGACCCGAAAATATAATACAACAACTTGGAAATGAGTTCAAGCAAATAAAAAGAACCCGCTGGAGTTCGGGTCCTTTTCAGAAGTGATGATGTATTCTCGGCTTGGGAACTGAGAAAAACACAAAAATATAATACATCGAGTTTTTGAGAATTTCAAGAATAAATTAGGGATTATCATAGAGAGGAGTTAGGCAAATGAAGCTAAATAAACAAGAACAAACAGTGGTTGTTGGTCATTTAATCAACAATGTTATTGGATTGGAATTAGTTAAACAACACATTGATCCGCAGAAATTAGAGAAGGCTGTAGATTTACATAATAAGATGAATGATGATATGACGCCAAAACAGTGTCGAGAGGCTCTTATTAGTGTGCTGGATAAAACAATTGATGAGTTTTTAAAGGACTAAATAAAATACTAAAAGAGATTATCGTGAGGTGGTGGTCGTGGCAAGACAACGTAGCCCAGACAGAGATAAAGCATTTGAAATATATAAAGAAAGTAAAGGTGAGAAGCCACTTATTGATATTGCAGATGAGTTAAATCTTAAACCTTCACAAATCAGAAAGTGGAAATCACAAGACAAATGGGACGAGCAAATGAATGGTAACGTTACTATTGCGAAAAGGAGCGTTACTAATGTTAAAAATCCCAAAACGAAAGAAAAACTAAAAGAAATTTTAGAAGATGAAGAGCTGACCGAAAAGGAACGGCTCTTTTGTTTGTATTACGTGAAATACTTTAATGGTACGCAAGCTGCACTGAAGGCTGGTTACTCTAAAGATGGCGCTCATGTACAAGCAAGTCGATTACTAAGGCGTGAACGAGTTTCTTCCTATATAAAAGAGCTTAAGGGTGAGTTAGTTGAAAATGTATTTGTTGAAGCGATGGATGTCCTGAAAGAGTACATTAAGATTGCTTTTGCTGATATTACTAACTATGTGACTTTTGGGCAAAGAGAAGTTGAGTTTCAAGATGATGAAGGAAATCCATTCACTAGAATGATGAACTTCGTTGATCTACAAGAAGCAGATTTGGTAGATGGTTCTATTATTACTGAAGTTAAACAAGGGAAGGACGGTATATCAGTTAAGCTTGCTGACAAAATGAAGGCTCTAGACAAATTATCTCAGTACTTCGACTTAGTTCCTGACAACTTCAAAAAGCAAATTGAGGAAGAGCGCCACAAAATGAACAAAGAAATGCAAAAGGTACAGATTGAGAAAGTCAAAGCTGATACTGAATTTGCTAAAATACGGGCTGCTAAACTTAAAGGTCAACAGAAAGATACTTCACTACTTGATGCATTAATAGAGAGGCGTAAACAGTATGAGCAAAACAGAGATTAAGTTTTCCCCTAAACAGTTGGAAGTTATTTATAGGCCGTATAATTACACATTTGATGTACTTGAGGGTACTCCCAGATCAGGAAAAACAACAGCAGGGCATTTCCGCTATGCTGATTATTTGACGTGGACAAGGGATACGAACCACTTGATTGTAGCCTATAACCAAGAGCAAGCGCATCGTCTATTTATTGATGGTGATGGCACCGGATTGCAAAATATATTCGGAAACTTAGCAGATATCAAGCATGACGAGCGCGGCTCTCATTTAGAAATACACACACCAAATGGAATTAAACGTGTCTATTATAAAGGCGGAGGTAAGAGTAACAGTGTCGGTGCTATAACGGGTATGTCGCTTGGTAGCGTAGTATTCTGTGAGATTAACCTACTTAATATGGGCATGATTCAGGAGTGCTTCCGTCGTACTTTTGCAGCGCAGGACCGTTACCATTTAGCAGATTTAAACCCTCCTGCCCCAAACCATCCTGTTATTTCAGAAGTATTTGATGTGCAAAACACACGTTGGACTCACTGGACTCCCGATGATAATCCGATCCTTACTGAGAAAAGGAAGCAGGAGATATATGAGATACTTTCAAAGAATCCTTACTTACTCGAGCGAGATTGGTATGGTAAACGAGTAATGCCACAGGGCGTTATTTATTCAATGTTTGATATGAATAAGAATATAGAACACGCGGTATTAGGAGAACGTTATGAAATGTTCTTCACTGCTGATGGCGGACAATCCGATGCTACTTCTTGTAGTTGTAATATCATTACTCGATTTCAAGGTAAATTCAGGCTACTACGCGTAGCAAACTACTATCATAGTGGCAAGGACACAGGTCAAGTTAAAGCAATGTCTACTTATGCGAAGGAGATTAAGCAGTTTATCGAATGGTGCGTTAAACGATTTGAAATGCGCTATACAGAAGTATTCGTAGATCCTGCATGTAAATCATTAAGAGAAGAATTGTATATGGTGGGAATTTCAACGAGAACAGCAGACAATAACGCTCATGATGTGAAAGGCTCAAGCAAAGGGAAAGAGGTTGGCATAGAGCGACTTCAAAACTCTATTACTAATGAGCAATTTATGCTTATTGAGTGTGATGAATATGATCATTACAACTTCTTAAAAGAGATTGGCATGTATGTCCGTTTGGATAATGGAGAGCCGATAGATGCTTACAACCATGCTCTGGATGAATGCAGATATGCAAACAACTACTTCTATAAACGATACGTAAAATAAGGCGGTGAGAGTGTGTTTGGAAACATCGTTGCAAAAGTAAGGGGGTGGCTATATAAATTGGGACTGATTAAAGGAATTAAGAAGATATCTGATAAAAGGGACATACCTGTAAACGAAGAATCTTATAAGAATATTGATATGTGGAAAGCTTTGTACAGAGGTCATTATGATGAATGGCACAACGTAAAGTACCATACAATTGACGGACAAAAGAGTAGGACAATGGCATCTCTTAATATGGCAAAGGTTATATCACAGGAAATGGCTGCTCTTATTTTTAATGAGAAGTGTTCCATTAACATCTCAGATAAAACATTATCTGATGACATTAAGAATGTTCTTGATGAAAACAACTTTATTAAGCAGTTTCAAAGGTATCTTGAATATAGCTTTGCTTTAGGTGGCATGGTCGTAAAAGTGTATTGGGACAATGGAATTAAACTTTCATATGTTACTGCAGACTGTTTTATACCTATAGCGTGGGATAACAAACATATCACTGAAGGTGTGTTTGTAAATGAAATATCCAAAGGTGATAAGAAATACACACTGCTTGAGTGGCATCTAGTTGAAGGTAAAGAGTATGTAATTAAAAATGAACTGTACGAGAGTAAGAATCAAGGTGATTTAGGTGTAAAGGTCTCGTTATCCACTTTATATCCTGATTTAGAAGAAGAGGTGCGTATCGAAAACTTATCTAAGCCGATGTTTGTATACTTCAAACCGAATACAGCTAACAACTTTGATATGAGTTCGTCGCTTGGTATTTCTATTTACGCAAACGCATTAGGAACGCTTAAATCACTAGATATTGCATTTGATAGCTTCCAACGTGAGTTTGTTTTAGGTAAGAAACGTATTATTGTTCCTGATATGGCAGTTAAAACAGTTGCAGATCCACTGACTGGAAGGATGTTAAGGTATTTCGATGCGAATGATGAAGTGTACCAAGCATTTCAGTTAGGTGATAATACAAATCAAATACAAGATATCTCTGTTGAGTTGAGAGTGGAAGAACATGCAGCTGCTATTAACGCATTATTAAACTACCTGTCCTCCCAAGTCGGGCTGTCAGCCGGTACATTTAGCTTTGATGGACAAGGGGTTAAAACTGCTACTGAAGTGGTAAGTGAAAACTCCAAGACATTCAGAACTAAGCAGTCGCACGAAACAATTATTGAAGATGGTATTCGTGATTTAGTTGATATTATTATTGAAATCGCCGCTTTATACGATGAGTTTGAAAGTACAGACAAATACGAAGTCACTGTTACTTTCGATGACTCTATTGCAGAGGATCAGACAGCAGAGATTAATAAACAAGTTACGCTTGTTATGAATGGACTAACTACTAAGAAGTTGGCCATTATGAAGATTCATGGCGTTTCTGAAGAGGAAGCAAAGAGAATCGTAGAGGAAATTCAAAATGAAAATAAGGTGGTTATGCCTGAAGGGGTAGATTTCTTCGGTATGAACAGTAAAAAACAGAATAATAGTCCAGGAGATGAAGGGTAATGGCACTCCCCCCTGAGAAGTTACAGCAACTCTCTATGTTTGTAGTGGATATCTACAATGCGATTGAAGAAGAGTTGCTTTTAAATATGGCCAGGATGCTCAAGTATGACAGGGAATTGCTATTAACTGCAGAGAACTTTGACCAATATCAGCATTGGCGCATAGTGCAGCTAAATAAGTTAGGTAAGTTGAATCAACAGCAATTGAATACAATCTCCCGTCATAGCGGTAAAGCGGCTGAAGAAGTGCGAAAGATGTTAGAAATCGCAGGGTTTACTGCGGTAGAACAGCATGAACCGTTATATCAGGAAGCAGTACAAGCAGGTAGTTTAGTAGCTGCTCCTGCAATGCATACAAGCGCTGCGTTAATTAGTATTCTTAATGCTTATGAACAACAAGCGTTAGATACACTGAATCTTGTAAATACAACCATGCTGAAGCAATCCCAACAGGTTTATCTAGATGTTTTGAACAAGACAGTAGGTAAACTTTTAGGTGGTGTCATTACTCCACAACAAGCGCTTAGGCAGACTGTTTCTGAGTGGGCGCAGCGTGGGATTCCGGCTTTAATTGATAAAGCTGGGAAACGTTGGAGTACAGAAGCATATGTGAATATGGTCGCTAGGTCTACTAGTCAGAATGTAGCGAATGAGATGCAAATGGCTCGCATGGATGAGCACGATGTAGATTTAATTGAAACAAGTTCACATCTTGGAGCAAGACCACGTTGTGCGCCATATCAGGGACGTATCTACTCTAAAAGTGGAAAGAGCAAGCGATACCCTCCGTTCTCCAGTACATCGTATGGTGAAGCGGCAGGGCTATTAGGCGTGAACTGCCGTCATGTCATCTATCCTTATATACAAGGCAAGTCAACTAAACGTTACGAGCCATATGACACTACCGAAAATGACAGAGTATATAAGGAAAGTCAACAGCAAAGAAGTTTAGAACGGCAGATTAGGAAAGCGAAGAAGGAAGTAAAGGTTATGGAAGCGCTAGGTGATGCAGAAGGCGTGAAGGAAGTAAAGAATAAGGTTTCACAACGTCAAGCAAATATGCGTGAATTCATTAATCAAACGAAGCGAAATCGTCAATATAACCGAGAACAAATTGTATAGGAGGAATTACGATGCTAAAACAGTTTAGATTACGAGTAAATGGAATGCAGTTCTTCTCTGAAGAAGGTGGTAATCCACCAGCTGCACCGGAAGGAGGTGATCCAGGTGTAACAGATCCTAATCCAACGCCACCAGTTACTGATTTGAACCCAGAACCACCAGTTACTTTTACCCAAGAACAATTAGAGGAAGCTAAACAGCAACAAGAAGCAGCTTTGCTAAAGAAACTTGGCGTAGAGAACTTAGATCAGCTAAAACAATCATTAAAAGGTTGGAATGAGTACCAGGAATCACAGAAAACAGAGCAAGAAAAGACAAATGAAAAGTTAACAGCCTTTGAGACTCAATTACAACAAAAAGATGAGTCTCTTTTTAATTTGCAAGCAGAAAACGCTGCAATTAAGTCAGGTATTACAGAAGAAAAGAACTTAAATGCAGTTATTACTCTAGCAAAAACAAAGGTTAGTGATGATATAGACATTACGAAAGCTATCGAAATGGTAGTTGAAGAGTTTCCTCACTTTAAAGGTGTAGCGGACGAACCACCAGAAAGCCCGAAACCTACATTCACAACTGGACAGCATCAGAAACAAACGTTGACTGAAGCTGATAAATGGAAAGCTGCTTTTGCACAAATTTAAATAATAGGAGTGATTTATTACATGGCAACATTAAATTATGCTACGCAATATCAAGAAGCACTGGTTCAAAAATTCGCGAAAGGTGCATCTTTTGGGGCGCTATACAATACACCGAATAACAGCATTATCAAATGGACTGGACCTAAAACGATTCAGATTCCAAGTATTAAAGTTGGGGGTTATACTGACGTTGATCGTAACGTTGTCGGTGGTTACACTCGTCGTGTTGACAACTCATTTGAGCCTAAGACTTTAGCTCATGACCGCGAATTCCGGACTTTAGTTGACCCAGTTGATATCGATGAAACAAATATGGCTGTTTCTATTGCTAATATTACTCGTGTATTCGTAAATGAAGAGTCAATTCCAGAGCATGACAAATACATGGCATCTAAACTTTACTCAGAATTCACTGGATTCGGAAAAACAGCTGACGTTACAGCCCTTACTGCTGCAAATGTTTTAGGTGTATTTGATACATTCATGTTGGAAATGGATGAAGCGGAAGTTCCACAAGAAGGTCGTATCCTTTATGTAACTCCTGCGGTCAAAAAGTTACTAAAAGAAGCGGAACAAATTCAACGTACACTTGATATCAAAGGTACTGGCGAAAATGCAATCAATCGTAATGTCTACTCTTTAGATGATGTAACGATTGTAACGGTACCTTCTTCTCGCATGAAAACATCTTACAACTTCACTAGTGGCGCAGTAGCTGATCCAACTGCGAAACAAATCAACATGATTTTAATCCACCCATTATCAGTTGTAGCCCCACAAAAATATGAGTTCGTAGATGTTGATACACCTAGTGCAGCGACTGGTGGTAAATACCTGTACTACGAGCGTAAGTACTGGGATGTATTCTTACTACAAGCTAAAGCTGCTGGTGTGAAATTTAATATTGAAGGTGCGGGAGCGTAAGAGAGGACTTAATTGTTCTCTCTTTTCTTATGAAAGGAGAATGTAAATGAGTAACGTTGTAAAAGTAAAACGATTAAATAAAACATTAAATATTGATAAGGATCGTTTAGCTAGTTATCTGCTCGATGGTTACGACCAAATTGATGAAGATGGTAATATTATCACTCGTGCTACAGGTGGACGAAATGTTTCGTTGGCAGAGTACAACAAAGTACTAGATGAAAAAGATGAGCTGGAGAAAGAAAATAAAAAGCTAAAATCAGAAGTAGCCAAGTTGAAGAAGGAAGCTGCTGTTAAGTAGGTGATCTTATGAAATATATAGATGCTGATTACTATACGAACATATACCAGGGAATGCCTGTTGAGGACCCGGATATGCTGAATCGTATGATTGCAAGAGCCTCTGATGTGATTGATCAGATCATTAATTATAAATTGAGTGGTGTTGATTTCGATAAATTGGCGCCATTTATCAGAGAGCAAGTAATGAAAGCTACTGCTGCTCAAACAGAGTATATCGCCTTATATGGCGAAACCTCTGCAAATACCATGATTGATACGCCTGTAATGCAGGTTGGTAAGTTCCGTTATGGATTATTAAGAGGCGGGAAGTCCGAGGGGCAAGGGAAGGACGCGCGTGTAGCACAAGGTACAGTCGCCTTCCTGAGGCCTACAGGTTTACTTTATGCGGGGGTGTCAGTGCGTGATTAATGTCATCCCTATTCCGTTGCATATGCTTATCCATACTGTTGAGTATCATGAGTACATTGGTGAAGATGATACATGGGGAGGTTCTTCTTCCTCATACGCTCCACCAGTAACACTTAAAAGGGTACGAGTGCAACCGAATGAAAAGTTATATAACACTTCAACCGGTGATAGTGTAACGTTTCAAGCGATATTATTCCATGATGCAGTTAACTCTTCTCCTGCTAATCAGGTGTTTAAAGAAAAGTCTAAGATTGTATGGGGCGGAAAAGAAATGTTTATTAAAGAAGTTGAACCACTTTATACAACATATCGCAATAGACCTCACCATACAGAAATTTATCTACAATGATTAGAATTAATATACGAGTTGATACTGCACAGATGGAAGCTAAAGCAGAGGAAGCTATTAATAAAGCTCAATTCGAGCTAGATCAGCAAGTATTAAAGGATAGTAATTTTTATATCCCGAAAGATACTGGCGAATTAGAACGTTCTTCCATACGTTTTAGTAGACCAGGAGAAGGTCACATTGAATGGAATACTCCATATGCACGCAAAATTTATTACGGCGTAAACTTCAATTTTTCGAAAGACGTAAATCCTAACGCTAGGGCACTATTCTTTGAAGAGGCCAAGGCTAGGCATGTAAGCGATTGGGCTAGAATAGTAGAGCGAACAATTAGAGATAATTTATAAAATCAAACCTTTAAACGCGCGTTCGTGTTATATTAGAGTTAATAACACGGGGGTGGATTCTATGGGTAGAAACCTAGATATTTTAGGAGAGACTTTTGGGAATTTGACGGTTGTTGGCTATTCGCACACTCAAAGAAATGGTTCTTATTGGGATTGTGTTTGTAAATGCGGTAATACGAAAAAAGTAACAAAAAATCATCTCATGACTGGTCATACTAAAAGCTGCGGATGTTTAAGACCTCAGGTTATTACTAAGCATGGCGATCATAAAGAACGTCTATATAGTATATGGAGCGGAATGAAACGCCGTTGTTTAAATAAATCAGCAAATGATTACTATAAATACGGTGAAAGAGGAATATCTGTACACGAAGAGTGGATGGAATATCCGTTATTTAAGAAATGGGCTCTTGAAAATGGATATTCGGATGATTTAACACTTGAACGTTTGGATTTCAATGGTAACTACGAACCAGAAAATTGCAAGTGGATACCTTTAGAAGAACAACTAAAAAACACAAGAAGAAATGTATTTATAACTTTTGAAGGCGAAACTAAAGTCTTATCTGACTGGGCTAGACATTTTGGTATTAACTATCAAACTCTAAAAGGTCGGTATTGGAGAGGCGATAGGGGCGAAAAGTTATTTAGGAAAACAGAGAAGTCATCTTAACAGATGGCTTTTTTTAATGGACTTAAAGGAGGTGCATAGGTGAAATGGTTAATTGAATCGGTGAAGAAACACTTAACTATTGCGCTATCTAAAGACATCATGTTTGCTCCTGTAAAGGTCGATGTATTAGATATAGGGTTGAATAACGCTCCTAGAAAAAGTATTGCGATAAGGGTGGTACCATCTGCCCCAGGAACCCAGTACTTTGACGGCGAGATTATAAATAAGCAATTTCAGATTCTCTTAAAAAGTGAAAATCAATTAGAAGCAAATACTTCTATGGAAGCAATAGCAAGGGAATTAAACAATGTGCATAGACGAGAGTTTCACGCAGTGGACAACTCTTACACATTAAGAAGGCTAAACATTTATGTAGAGCCTAATTTCGTAGATAAAATAGCGTCTAACGAGTATATATACACCGCTCTTTTTATAGCGGAATTAGAATTAGGGGGTAATTAATATATGGAACAAGGTTTTCTAATGAACCATGGATATAAATTTGAATTGAACGTATCGGAAACAAGTACAGCAGAGTATGCAGTTATTGCAAAAGGGATTACCTCTGTTGATCCTGATAATAACGAAGAGAGCGACGAAAACTATTACTACGATGGTGGTGGAGCGGCAGAACGTGATATCACTGGTTTTATGATGTCGTACGGATTTGAGGGGCATCGATTCTATGGTGATAAAGCACAAGATTATATCCTAAGCAAAATGAACAAAGTTGGACCAGCACGAAAAACAGATTTCCGTGTAACAGAGCCTAATGGTGATAAATGGGAAGGTAGAGCGACTATCAGTGAAATCAAAGCTCCTGGTGGCGATGCTAACTCTAAAGGGGAAATTGAATTTACCATTAGTTATGATGGGGTACCAACATTCACGAAAGCACCCAGTACACCTTCAGCCTAATGAAGAACAAAGAGCCGTTAATGCGGCTCTTTTTAATTTAGTTCAAACATTAAACCAAACGATAATTCAGAAACAAGAAGGAGACGAGGACAAGGATGGCACAATTTAAATTTGAATTCGAAAAAACGTATAAAGAAGTAGAGGTAGCAGGCAATGTTTATCAAGTGGAATTTAACGATGAGGCAATTAATAAATACCAGAAATCATTAAAAAGCTTTGGTAAGAAAACTAAAGAAGTACAAGGTTTAATTCCAGATTATGAAAAAGCAACGGATGAAGAAATTGATAATCTAATGAATAAACAAAAAGAATTAGTAAAACACGTTGTAGAAACCTTCTTAGGTGAAGGTACATTTGAGGAACTTTATGAGAAAGCAGGTAAGTCTGTAGGAAATTTAATGACGTTAGTTGACTACTTAAATAACCTTTATCTAGAAGAAGCTAAAGAGAAAGCTGAAAAAGCACAGGCAAAATACTTAGCTAACATCAAAAAGTAAGGTGATCAGTAATGCTCAAACTTACTGACAGAAATAGAGATATTTACAATTGGGCAGGTGTTGCAATTGAACTCAACCTGTCCTTTGACAATGTCTTAAAGCTAATGGAACTTTTCGATGATGAAAGTGTTCCGGGGCATATAAAACCTAACATAGCTTTGAATATGCTCATTGTCGATAATGCGCTTCTAACACAATTATCTCCAACTGAAAAAGAAACCCTTATTATCGATGTGTTCAGAGATAAATTAAATATCGATTTATTATCAACGAATAAGAAAAATGAAATGACAGAATCGCATCATGAAGAAGATGACGATTATCCAGATATACCTGTCGTAAACTTTACCATTGATGCAGAAAGAATATATGCGTCGTTTCTATATGATTATGGAATTAATCTCTTTGAGCAGCAGGGGAAATTACAATGGGATGAATTTCTGGCTTTATTTAATAACTTGTCAGAGAAAACACCTATGCGTACAGCTATATTCTATCGTACCTGCGAAATACCTAAAAAAGATAAGTACAACGGCGACGAGCGTAAACGCATAAAGAAAATGAAAGCTATATATGAGTTGCCAGAGGCCAAGGTGATTAGAGAAGCAAAAGAACTTCAAGCTTTCCAAAAACGTATGGAAGCACAAAAGAGGCAGGTGACTTCAAATGGCTGACGGACGGGTTGAGATAGATGCACGGATTAATAACAATAACGTTAGACGAGATGTACAAAACATTAATAGGGAACTAAACCGTATCGGCGGAGGAATGAACCGTACAGCTCGTGATATGCGTAATACGATGGGCCGAGAAATGAACGGTATGGTAGGCGACTCAGAATATTATGCTAGGCAGTACCGTAGAGCATATGGTGATGAAATAGGCGGGTTAATGCATGATGTAGGTGGAAACTACCGCTATATGTCCCAGGAAGCAAGAAATATGATGATGGAAATGCAACAAGGATTTTACGCTCAAAAGTTAGCGATGATTCCTTTCATGGAAGATCAGATTAAAGCGACGTACGGTTATTACAAAATGGCCCAAGGCTCAAAAGACTTTCAGGGAACTAACAAGGACTTTATTAACCAAGCTAATGAGATCGGTAAAGCTATGAAAGCTTCCCAAGATGCTCAAATTAATGCTAATAGACTTGCTATGATGGGCATGCTTCAAACCATCGGTGCTATGAATGCTATGAGTTCTCTAGCGTCTAAGACAACTAAGAACTTAGATCAGATGAAAAACCCATTGTACAATACCGCAAGACCTGCACTAGCATTAGTTGACAATCTAGATAGAATTGCGCGAAGTGGTTCAGCGGCACAAATAGCTTTAGAGCTACACGGACCTCAGGCAAGCATGAAAACTTTAACGGATGAAGCAATGAGGCTTAATTCTGTAATGATGGGAATGCCTATCCTAGCTATGGGCGTCGGGCTGAGTATGCTTTTCATGTATGGTGCTCTGCATAAAGCGAATATGGAAATGGAACCTAAATATGCTGAGGCATTTACTAATATGATGGAGAAGCTTACGAAAGCGTTAGAACCTATGAGACAAGCTTTTACCGCAGTAATGGTACCTATTTATAATTTTGTGGCTAAGATGGCAGAGTTAACAATAGCATTCAATGAAGCACACCCAGTTATGGCCAGATTTATTCAAGGTACTATTATGCTAGTTCCTGCTTTAATGGGATTGTTGCTACCTTTAGGATTGGGTGTAGGCTACTTTAGAGGATTAAGAGCAATTCTATTCGCATTACGCCCACTAATGATGCCTATTATAACTGCATTTGCTACTATGTCCACACCTGTATGGATCGTAGCGGCTGCTATAACAGGTGCAACAGTGGCATTTACTCACTTTTACAAAACTAATGAGAAATTTAAGGGGGTTGTAGACGGAACCATTAAGTCAATCAAAGATTTCAGCAAGAATCTTGTGAAGAACGGTAAGGAACTGCTTAATAATGCCTATAAGTCTGATATGGTACAAAAATCAATTAAATCTATGCAAAATGGGTTAAATGCAGCAGGTCAGAAGTCAAAAGAGTTCGGACTTAACATGCTAAACATGGGGAAATACTTGTATGAAACCGCTAAGTCTGGTGACGCAATGAACGAGTGGGTGGGTCATCTACCTGAGAAGTACCAAAGGGCTGCGGAAGGCGTAGGAAAACAGTTAGCCAAAATGAGAACTAGTATGATAAATGCAGGTAAAGCATCATTAGATTTCGGTAAAAACTTAGTATCAATGAGTAAGTACTTTGGTTATATCATGGTTGATGGCGATCAATACAATGACTGGGTTACTCACTTACCTGACTCATGGCAAGGAACTGCGTTGAAGATTGGTACATCGTTATCTAAGATACGTCAATCTACGGTAGACTGGGTTAGTCAAACAGCTCGGCAATCTGTACGACTTGGAGTCACAATGAAAGATATGGCATCATACTTCTACGAGGTAGCTAAATCAGGGGACTTTGCTAATGCTTCCTTAATGAAATTACCAGTTAACATGATTACGACAGTTAAGTCTTTAGGTATCTCGTTAGCTGAGATGAGGGCGAACTTCTTAATGTCATTCCCTGTAATCGGTCAGTTTGGTCAAAACCTACTTAACTTAGCGAGGTATATCGGTCAAGTAGTACTAACTGGTGATATCATGAATG